TCATAACATATTAGGTGGGTGGTTAGACAAAGCAGAGGGTGTAGTATTTGAAAACTGGACAATAGGTAAATTTAACCCTGACAACTTACAAACTTCTTGTGGTATGGACTTTGGGTTTTCTGTAGACCCTGATAGCTTAACAGAAGTAGCTATAGACAAAACAAAGAATAAATTATATGTACACGAACACATATATAAAAACGGACTAAAGACACACGAGCTAGCTAAGATTATACTTGACAGAGTAGGTAACAAACTAATTGTAGCAGATAGTGCAGAACCTAGACTAATAGAAGACCTTAGACATAAAGGAGTAAATATAAGACCTGTAAAAAAAGGCACTATAGAAAGTGGTATAACACGTATGCAAGACTTTGAGTTAGTGGTAAGTCCTGAAAGTGTTAATATAGTCAAAGAACTAAACAACTATGTATACGCAGATAAAGGTTCTAAATTATATGTAGATAATTATAACCACGCAATAGACGGTATAAGGTATAACGTTATTTATCATTTAGACAACCCTAACGCAGGTAAATACTTTGTACAATAAAAAAGGGCTGCCTAAAAAGAATATGGAGTAAAGACAACCCTTATAGGGAAACAAGTTGTACAAATATACATTTTTAAACTAAATAAACTAAATTTCTATTATATATTATGCGAATTAAAGTTACTAAAGACGACAAGCAGCATAAATTTACTATTAAAAATTGGAGTGATGTAACTTTAGAAACTTGGATAAAACTGATTCAGTCAGAAAACAAAGGCGAAATAGAAAAGTCACAGGATATGATAAACCTAATGACAGATATGCCTAAAGAATTAATAAACCAACTGACTTTAGAAGACGTAACAAAAGTTTTAAGAGTAATTGCAAAGCTACAGACTAGTAAAAACAGTAAGTTTAAACAAGTCATAAAAGTAGGTAACGACCAGTATGGTTTTATACCTGACTTAGAAAGTATTACTTTAGGCGAATACGCAGACATAGAACACTACATAAAAGGTGGTATTGAAAAGAATATGCCTAACATAGTGGCAATATTATACAGACCTATTACACAAACAGAAGGTAAGTATTATTCTATAGAAGCGTACGACAGTAATAAAATGAGACTTAGAGCTAGAAAGTTTTTAAAGATGAAAGCACAAGAAGTTCAGCAAGCGTTGGTTTTTTTTTGGACTTTCGCAAGCGAACTATTGAAAATTTTGCAGTTGTATTTAACGGACAAGTTAAAGAAGGCGAAGCAACAGTTGATGAACAATTCGCAAAGAAGTGGGGTTGGTTTGGCGTAATGTATAGACTAACAAATGGTGAAATAGTAAATTTAGACAGGATTACAAAACTTAGTTTATATGAATGTCTAACGTGGTTAAGTTACGAAACAGACTTAAACACAACACAAAACACAAATTATGGTAAACGACAAGACGTATAATAATTTAGTAGACACATTAGAGCAACTGGGTAACAATCATTTTCAAATCAAGACAGTTACATCAGGTGACATATTTGAAATAGACTTAGAGAAAAACACTTTGTTCCCTTTAATGCACATAAACCCAGTAAACGTCACAGCTAGTAAATCACAATTTATATTTAACTTTCAAATATTTGTTATGGATTTAGTAGAACCTGACGAAAGCAACGAACAAGAAGTGTTAAGCGACTGCCTAAGTATGTGTACGGATATTATAAGCACATTTAAGCACGGTAAAAGTCTAAATCACTATGACGCTAGTCACGGTGATATACCACAATATTTTGTAGACGATAGTTTTACGCTTGAACCCTTCACAGAGAGATTTGATAATTCAGTAACAGGGTGGGTATTTAATTTACCAGTTATAGTAGAACAAAGTTTTGAAAGCTGCAATATACCACAACCCACAACACAAATAGGCAAATGATAAAATTTAGAATAGGAAAACTTACAATAACATTAATACCACCAAAAATTAGCTATGAAATATGCAACTGTAATGACAAAGCTTCGTGCAATCGTTGTTAAATTAGAGACTTATAACGACTACCCAAAAGCAGCTAGCAATAACGCTAAAAGAGCTATTAAATACAAAGAAGAAAAAGGCACAACTTGTGGCACACGAGTAGGTTGGACACGTGCAGGACAATTAGCACGTAGAGAAAACATAAGTAGAGAAACTATAGCAAGAATGGCGAGCTTTAAAAGACACCAACAACACAAAGACGTACCTTATAACGAAGGTTGTGGAGGTATAATGTATGATGCGTGGGGTGGCACAGAGGGTGTAGAGTGGGCAATAAGAAAGCTAGAGCAAATTGACCAAAAACTTGCAGAAATAGGCGAAAGAGGTGGAGTAAGAAAAAGTCCAAAAGCACCTAAGTCAGACACACCTAACCCTAGACCAAAAGGTAAGGGTACAGCAAAAGGTGATGCAAGCACAAGCAGAGGTGCTAAAGTAAGCAAAGCAGATTTAAAGACATTACAAAAAAAGTCAGATGACTTTAATGAGAGATATAAAAAGAAATTAGGTTACGGAGTAACAGTAGGACAACTAAAGGCAGTATTTCAAAGAGGTCTAGGTGCGTTTAACACGTCACATAGTCCACGTATAAAATCACCTTCACGTTGGGCGTTTGCAAGGGTAAACGCATATTTATATTTAGTAAAGAATGGTAGACCACAAAACCCTAAATATACTACTGACTACGATTTACTACCTAAGAAACACCCAAAAAGTACAAAAAAATAAATAATTAAAAATGGCAAATTTAACAGTAACATTAACAGAAAGTGTAACCCTTAACGGTTCGGTTAGAGGTTCAACAAATCAATTAACAATAACAGGTATAGAACACGTCATGGAACGTATAGTAACAACACCTGCAAGCGCAGTTACTACAGTATTATTAACAAAAGCAACAGTAGGTAGCTCAGATAGTGCAATAGATATACAAGACACTAAATATATAAGAATAACTAATTTAGATTCTACTAATAGTGTAACTTTATCTTTACAAATAGACGCAGATGAAAATGATGGTGGAGCAGACGAAACTTGTTCAATACTTTTAGAAGCAGGTAAAACATTTATGATGGGTACGCCACACGATTCTATTGGTGTAAATGATTCTGCTACAACTATAACAGCTACACACGATTTAGAAAGCATAGTAGTAGATAGTGGTTCTAACGCAGTTAAACTAGAAGTATTTGTAGCAGGTGCGTAACGTAGAAAACTATTTAAAGTCAGTAGGTCGTAAGATTGTAAGACAAGCTAAGAACAACCTTAAACAAGGTGACAAAGTAGTATCAGGTAGTTTACTTGGTTCTATTAAGTACAAGGTTCTTAAAACAGCAGAAGGTTTTACAATACAATTTACTATGGCAGAACACGGTAAGTTTATGGACAAAGGTGTAAGTGGTAAAAACAAAAGACGATACTTTAAGGACATAAACAACACACGTAGACAAAGTCCTTTTAGATATAAGAACTTACAACCCCCTGCAAGCGCATTGGATAAATGGATAGTAAGAAGAGGTATAGCACCACGTGATGAAAAAGGTAGATTTATGAGTAGAAAAAGTTTACAGTATTTAATAGCACGTAAGATTAAGTCACTCGGTATACAAGGTATAAGTTTCTTTACAACACCTGTAAGACTAGCACTAAAAGATATGCCACGTGAGTTAGCGTTAGCATTTAAAGAAGACTTTAAAGACAATATAGCAGTAATAAAATGATAATAACACAAAAACCAAAATATAGACTAGTACCTGCATACTCAAATATTATATTTACAGTACAAGACTTAGTATTAGTAACTAGTAAATTTAACGTAAAATATATAGCAGAAGTATTTTTAGGACAGCAAGGTTCTTTGTCTTCAGGTGATAAGATAGCTACACTAAAAGCTACACCAAATAGTAAAGGTGTTGGTATATTTGATTTAAGCACTATTTTACAATCATACGTAGAAAGTGATAACTTAGGTAGTTTTGTAGGTTCAGCAAACCCTACAGAAAGTTCACAGTTTAAAGGTACTGCATTTAGCGACACTACACCACACAGCATACATACTATAGACAAGTTTTGTACTAACGAGAAGTCAGTAAGAATATTTAAAGTTATATTTAAAATACAGCACTCTGACACAGTAACTGGTGAAGTTGCAGTAAACACAGGCGCATCAGTATCTACTGACGAATTTATTATATACAACGGCACAGTACAACACGAAGACATTATAGCATTAGATTCTAGTGGTAACTATGGTTATAACCTAGACGCTAACAACTATATAATGAACGACACAGACGCTAAGTTTCTTACTAACTGTCCTACTACTATAGATATAGGTGCAAATGATTATCACACACTAGCATTTTTTAGTGACTATAATTTAGATTTTAAAGTAGGTGGTGTAGGTCAAGATAATCAAATAGAAGACGTAGTTTTTACATTTTTCCCTGAATTAAATGCAGGTGGTACTGAATTAAGTTCTACAGTAATAGATAACACAGCAGGTAACGGTGGTAAGCGTAGTTTTGTTAATGAAGCAAACAACAAACTAATATTTATAGGTTGTGGTACAGCTAACATAAAAAACACTAGTACATTAAACGCAAGTGCAAAATCATATACAATAAGAGCGAGAGATAGTAATAATGATTCAGTCTCAAAAACATATACATTTAACATAATAGATGACGATTGTAAAGGTTTTGAAAAGATAAGGTTAACGTGGTTAAACAGACTAGGTGCATGGGATTACTACTCGTTTACTAAACGTAACGTAAGGACTGTAGAAACGCAAAGAACAAGCTACAAACAAATATCAGGACTATATAACGAAAGCGTATTTATGACACACGGATATAAAGGTGGACAAAAAACATTCTACACTAACGCTAAAGAACGTGTAACACTTAATACAGACTTTGTAACAGAAAGTACAGCAACGTGGTTAGAAGAACTATTTACAAGTCCTGAAGTGTATATATTAAATGAGTTTAGCACAGACGGTAGCGAAGGATATATAAACAAATACGTACAACCAGTTACAATAACATCTAGCACATATACAAAACAAACTAGAGCAAATGACGACCTTTTACAGTACACTTTAGAAATAGAACGCAGTAAAAACAGAGTTATACAAAATGCGTAACACACAGTTAATATTATACCCACAATTTGCAATAGGTAACAATGGTTTTAGTTTTACATCTACACAAGTTCAATATTTAGCAAATAGCTCATTTATTAGTGCTTTACAAAACAGCACACAAGTAGGTTCATCTTTCCCTTTAGCTACAGCTATTGGTACAAACGCATCATTAATAGGTAATTGGCAGGGTTTTAGCACAGATTCTAGCGTGTTTGCTGCAGCGTCTGTACCTTTTGTAAGTAGTGGTAACTTAAATTTACCCTCAAGTGGTAGTGCTTTATCTTTTTCAGGTGTTTACCAAACTGTAGACAATTTAACTATAGGTGCAGACTATGAAATATTTATAAAACACGCACCATCAATAACAGGGTTTACAATAATTGGACAAAACAACTTTGCACATACTAACGGTAGTTTTGCTATAGGTAACGGTGCAAGTTTTACAACTGTACAAACAAACACTACATTTACTTTTACTGCTACTCACACAGAACAATTATTAGTTATAACTTATGCAGGTAGTAGTGGTACTACGTTTCAAATACAAAAAATTACTTTAAAAGAAGTTATACCTTCTGCAATAAGTAATGTAGAAGACGGTTCTGTAATTTGTGATTTGTACGATAACGAAGCAATACCGTTAAGTCTTAGCGTAGATGATTTTAAAAACGCAGCAGAAAAAGTACAATCATATTCAAAAGACTTTAACTTACCTGCAACAAAAAGAAACAACAAAATATTTAGTAGTATATTTGACGTGCAAAAATCAATAGAAAGTGACTTTGATTTTAACCCTTATGTTAGAACACGTGCAGTATTAAAAGAAGACACTTACACAATCTTTGAAGGTAGTCTACGATTAATAGACATAATAAATAAAGACGGTGAAATTTCATATAATGTAAACCTGTTTAGCGAAGCAGTAGCACTATCAGAGGTTCTCAAAGATAAAAAAATAAAAGATTTAGATTTAGACGAATTAGAACACGATTATACAATAACAAACGTAACTAATAGTTGGACAGGTGTTCTAGCATTGACAAACGCACTACCTTCTGATACATTAGCAGGCACAGCAGGTGCAAGCACTACAGCAGTCTTAAAGTACCCCTTCTGCAACTGGGATAATAACATAACAGAAAATGCAGCAGGTCAATTAGAAATAAAATTAGAACAAGCGTTTAGACCTTTTATACAATGTAAATACTTAATAGACAAAATATTTAGTGAAGCAGGATATACTTTTGAAAGTGACTTTTTAAGTAGCGCAAAGTTTACTAAGTTATTTATGGACTTTAACTGGGGTGCAGGTAACGCACCACACGACACACAGCACACAGGCGAAGGTGAACAATCATCAACACAATCTATAACAGGTTCAAGCTATACAAAAGTCAATTTCCAAACACATAATTTTACAAATGAATTTGGATATGACGGCACTAACACTTTTACAGCTTCACAAAACGACACTACATATCAAGTAAGTTGTTATATGACTATAAGCGGCGATTGGAATGCACAGATATTTAAAAATAGCACAGCAGTAGCAGGTTCAGGTTTTAGTAGTGCTACACAAGGCACAAGCTATTCAGTAAGTAGTTTACCTATAACTATAAACGCTACAGATACATTATCAGTTCAAGTACAAAGAACAAGTGGTACAGTAAACATAACAAGTGCTAGAATTTTAGCAGATTTAACATTAGACAATATCACTACAGCAGTATTATTAAATAACTTGCGTGGCGACTTAGGACAATTTGAGTATTTAAAAGGTATTATGACTATGTTTAATTTAGTCACCTTACAAGACAAAGACAACCCTAATAACTTAATTATAGAACCTTATAAAGACGTATTTGTAAAACCTATACACGTGTTAAATACAAGCACTACAGTTACACCTAAGCAACTAAATTGGACAGACAAGGTAGATATATCAGAAATAAACTTAAAGCCCTTAGAGCTTGTAAAAACGACTGTATTTGGATTTGAAGTAGATGATGACGACTATACGCATAATGTTTACAAAAAAAGTGCAGGTAAAAACTATGGTCATTATACATTTGAAAAAAGTGAGTACACAATGCTTGAAGGTGAAACAGAAATAAAAGCTACACCTTTTTCAGCTACAGTAATAAAACCTTTGCTAGATTTTTTGCCTAATTTTGTAACACCTTCTATATTTCAAGCAAATGATGACGCAACAGAATTTGAAAGTTTTGACAACGCACCACGTATACTATTTGACAATGGTGTAAAATCTACAGGTAAGACATACGCAATACCTGCTAAGAATGGTGTTGCAGCTACAACAAAAACTGATTTTTTACAATTTAGTCATTTGTCAGAAATACCTACTACTGCGACTACAGAAGACTATAATTTTGGTTACTGTTATTTATTTAACCCCTTAGCACCTGTCGTAGATAATTTATATAATACATATTGGGTTAGTTATTATGACGATTTATATAACGTAGATACACGTGTTATGACTTTAAAAGTAAATTTAACACCTGCTGACATTAATACGTTTAGATTCTTTGACACAGTATTAATTAAGAATAGAGAATACAGAGTAAACAAAATAGATTACAAAGCAGGCGAACTAGCAAATGTAGAATTTATACTTATACCATAATGGAGTTTAAAAAAGGATTTAAAATAAAACCAAAAAGTATTAAAAGAACTGGCGAAGTAATTTTTACTGACGGTACAAATGATGTTTTTGCAAATCAAAAGATATGTCAAGAATACGGTTACAATTACGACACAGTTAGTGGTACTTGTTATGCTTATAGATTTAATAGCTTAATAGAAAAAAGAGGTAAAAACTTAGACAATAAAGTATCAGGTAAAAATAATACTACTAGCACTAACACGTCAGCTAGTTTTATTTCAGGTCAAAAAAACACAACAGACGGTATAAACAAAAATATATTTATTACAGGCGAAAACAATAGAATACAATCAAATCTAAACAATTCAAGTATTATAGGTGGTACACACGGTTTAGGGTTTCACAATGGCGAAGTAATAATAGGAGCAGGTAAATTAGATGACGGACAAGTAGGTTCTTTACAAATGTCTATTATACAATTAAGTGGTAATACAACAAACGATACATTAACTAATTTAACTATACAAAATGACGGTTCTCATATAGAAATACAAAACAACTGTATATTAGGATTTGAAGCACATCTCATTGGACTTTGCACAGGTGGTACAGACGGTACTGCAGGACAATACATTTACTACAAGTTAGTTGGTGCGTGTAAAATAGACAATGGTTTTAATTTAACATTTACACAATCAATAAGCACTATAGCAGATGGTAGTTTAGCATTAGAAGTAACACCAAGTTTTGCATCAGTAACAGATAATTTTATTACTCTTAAAGTTACAGGATTAGCTGGCAATAATATCAACTGGTATGCAAGTGTACATCTATTTACAAATAAAACATTAAACACATTTTAATTATGGCAGAAGAAATTAACTTAAAAATCAATAGTAATATAGATGACGCAGCTAAAGACGTAGAAAAACTAGCAGACGAACTTAGTGGCGCAGTAGACCAAACTAACGACTTAAATAAAGCTACAGAAGAAGGACAGACAGGATTTAAAAGAATGACTGGTGCAGTTAAGAGTTTGGGCGCAGGATTAAAAGCAATAGGTGTAGGTTTAATATTAGCAGCGTTTACACAGCTTAAAGACATATTTGGACAAAATCAAAGAGTAGTAGACGGTTTTAGAACTGCAACAGAGTTTCTTAGTATTACATTTAACAAGTTCTTTAACTTTTTATCAGACAATACACAAGTAGCATCAGGTATAATGAGTAGACTATTTGGTAGTGAAGCAGTACAAAACGCATTAGAATTTAGTCGTACACTTGGTATAGAAGTTATGACTAGAGTAAAAAACCTTATACAAGGTATAGGTGGTTTAGGTCAAGCAATATTTCAAGTATTTAAAGGTGATTTTAAAGAAGCTAGCGAAACAGCAAAGACTGCACTAGGTAACCTAAAAGACACAGTTACAGGTAACGCAGTAGAAACTGCACAAATGGACAACGCAATAACTAAGGTTACTCAAAAAATAAAAAACTTTGTAACTGAAACAGGAAAAGCAGCAAAAGCAAACGTAGAACTTGACAAGTCAGCAGAGTTAGCAGAAAGTAGAAACCGTATATTATTAGAACAATTTGACGCACAAGCAGAAAGTTTACGACAAGTAAGAGATGACGAAAATTTAACATTTGAACAAAGAATAAAAGCAAATGAAGACTTAGGTAAATTGCTAGAAAAACAAAAAGAAGTGATGTTAGCTAACGCAGACATAGCAGTAGACGCAGCACAGAAGGAACTAGACAAGAACAAAGAAAACGTACAACTACAAATAGCACTTAATAACGCTATTGCAGACCGAGAAGGTATTATAGCACAAGTAACAGGTTTTGAAAGTGAGCAACTAACAAATACTATAAGTCTAAAACGTGAACAAAAAGACGCAGAACAAGAACTTATAGACTTAGCAATAGAACGTAAAGAAGCAGAACTAGAAGCATTTAGCTCACTAGCAGGTTCATTAGGTGAATTAGCAGGAGAAAACAAAGCACTAGCAATAGCACAAGCAACTATAGACACCTACGCAGGTGCTAACAAAGCGTTTGCACAGGGTGGTGTAGCAGGGTTTGTAACAGGCGCAGCTATTATTGCAGGTGGTCTAGCTAATGTAAGAAAAATACTAGCAGTAGACGTACCTGGTGGTACAAACCCACCACCACCAGACTTAACAGACACGGGCACACCTGCACCTCAAATGGTAAGTGGTGCATTTACTTTAAGTGGTGCTACACCTGACTTTGAACCTGCAAGGGCGTTTGTAGTAAGTGACGATATAACAAACAGTCAAAACAAACTAGCGAACATTAGACGTAGAGCAACTATATAAAATCAAATAAAACTAATTTAAATCTATTATATAAATATGAAGAAAAAACTTACTAAGATAACAGAGCTTGTAATAAGTGACGATAACGAAGAACTATCTATTGACGCAATAAGTCTAGTAACAAGTCCTGCAATAGAAGTAGATTTTGTATTTTTTGGAAAAGACAAACACAACCTTACATTCTCAAAGATTGACGAAGAAAAAAGAATGTTAATTAGTCCTGCATTAATACCTAACAAACAGATATTTAGATACAACCCTAATACAGATTCAGAGTATTACGTATATTTCTCAAAGGACACAGTAAGAAAAGCTAGCGAGTTATACCTTAAATACAATAATCACCACAAAGCTACATACCAACACCAGGACAGAGTAGCAGGTGTACTAACAGTAGAAAGTTGGATAAAAGAAGGCGACCAGGACAAGTCTAAAATGTATGGCTACGATTTACCAAATGGTACGTGGTTTGTAAAAATGAAAATAGAAAACAAAGACTTATGGGAAAAGATAAAAGCAGGTGAACTAAAAGGATTATCAATAGAAGGTTACTTTGTAGACAAAATGGAAAAAATGAGCAAAACAGTTACAGACGAAGAAATAGTAGAAGCATACAACGAGTTAGTAAAAGAGGGTAAGATAAATAAAGTAGAGTTAGGTTTAGCAGATGACGTAAGACAATTACACGCTAATATGATAGCAGGTAAATCATTTTTAAAAAATCTTCAAAATAAAGTTATTGACGAAATTAGAGATTATAAATCAGAGATTGTTAGACGTAAACAAGACGCAGTAGACGGTGACAAAAAATTACAAAAACTTAAAAACACAATTAAAGAATTAGGAGTAGACCTACCAGGTGACATAAAAAAAATAGAAACAGATTTTGATAAAACTATTTCTGATTTTCAAAAACAACAAACAAATGCTCAAAAAGCACTAAACTCAATATAAAATAATTATGTACAAAAATTACGAAGACAAACTAAACACAATACTATCTAACGCAAAAGGTGAAAGGATTGACTTAAAAACGGTAGAATTAGTAAATAAATCTATTAATAAAATCAAAGCATTAGGTGACGGTTCTAGATTAATTGAAACAATTAGAAGTAGTAAAAAAATATATGACACTACAGGTAAGGAATATGATAAATTACAAAAAGAAATAAAAAAACTTTCTAACACAGAAGATAAATTAATGAAAGTTTTAGGGGATAGTGAAAAAGAATTTAGAGCAAATAAAACAGATTTAAACAGATTAGAAAGAGAATATAATACTTTAATTGCTCAGTTAGAATACAATACGGCTATTTTAAAACAAACTACAAAAAGACTTGGTTTAAAAAATCCACCTGAAGTTAAACAAGGTGAAGCAGAATTAAAAAAAGCAATTAAAATACAAAAGTCTTTTTATAGGGCTTTAGACCTTAACCTTAAATAAAAATCAAACAACAAATAAATAATTCTATTATATACTAAAGACTTTAAAAATGGATTTAAAAAAACAAATATTATCAGCATTAGGTTTAGACAAAGAAGAAGAGTTAAACCTAGAATTTCAAGCTAAACTTATTGACGGTACTATTGTCGTTTCTAAAGCAGATGAACTTGCAGAAGGCGTAGAAGTAATGATACTAGCAGAAGACGGTAGCACAATGCCTGTACCAGTAGGTACTTACGAAACAGAAGACGGAGTAGAGTTTAAGGTAGAAAAAGAAGGTATCGTAGCATCAATAGAGAAAAAAGAAACTGAAGAAGAAGAAGAAGAGACAGAAGAAGTTGAAGCAGTAGAAGAAGAAGAAATGTCAGAGGAAACAGAAGAAGTAGAAAACGAAAACTTTGACAAAAACGCACTTATTGAAGAAATAGGTGTAGTAATTAAAGAACTTTTAGAAGAAGTAAGGTCAGACGTGTCAAGACTTTCAGCAGAACTTGAAGAAATGAAAGACATAAACGGTGAACTAACTACTGAAAAAGAG